TTATTTATGTTTCGGCCTGCGGTTTTTCTCTTTTTCTTTTAAATAATTAATGAATTCAATGGCCTGCTGTTTGCTTTCCGGTGAAAAGTCCTGCATGTCCCGATATGCGATCTGCAGGTCGGGATCGGCAAACATGTCTTCATCTGAAGGTTCTTTTCCGGTTAACAAATAATCCGTCGACACTTTGAAATAATCCGCAAGCTTTTGCAGCGTTTCATAATCGGGTTCAGATCGGCCGTTTTCATAATGAGAATATCTGGCGCGCGAGACACCGATATGATTTGCGACTTCTTCCTGCGTTTTTTTTCCTCTGAGACTTTTCAATCTTCCGCCTATCATCCGAACGACCTCTCTTTTTTCAACACCCTAAGTTACTTATCATTATAGATACAAAATGTATCAAAATAAAGCGATGATAAAAAAAGTATCAAAAAGGTCTTGATGATACGAAAAGTATCGTTTATAATCAACATCACAGGGATACAAAATGTATCGAAAAATGATAAGAAATTGATCAGGAGGGTGAGAGATGCATCCGATTATCATCCGTTTCAGCAGCAATCCGGCTGACCAAAGAAGTTTAGGAAAAGCAGGCGGGTCGATATCTTTTACCGCTTGCGGACTTCCGGTGTTCCGATTTGATAACCGATTGCAGTATGAACACTATATAAGTTTGAAAAACGGAGATGTCCGTTATGAATCGTAAAAGCTACCCGTTTTTTATCTATTCCGGATTATTGAATTCTGAACATTATGACAAAATAGGTTCCGCTTTATGGCTGTTTTTATGGTTCATCAGTTCAACGACAAAGGAACACGTAAAAGACGGCGTCAAGTGGGGGCTTGTCCTCGGACATAAGCCAGTAAAAGCAAGAGAAATGGCCGATGTATTCGCAGTCAGTGAAAAAACCGTCAGGCGGTGGCTCGAGAGCTTGGAACAGCATGAATATATCAAAACCGTCCGCGCGCCTTACGGACTTATCATCTCCGTAAAACACTCGAAAAGATTCACGCAAAAAGGGACATTGCCCCGCCCGGAAGCAACTGACCGGACAATATCGGCAGATCACCGGGACAAAAATGTCCAGAGAGAAATAGATATAACAAAAAATCATACTGCTGAAGAAGCGATTACCGAAATTGCCGCCCATTTTATCAGATTAAGGTCTGCACAGGAGGGGCGGAGCGTATACCCGTCGCCAAGAGATTATCAGGCCATCGCCCGTATTGTTTCCCTCGGTGCGTCAGCACAAGAAGCAATCAAATGGCTCGGCGAATGCTTTACAGCTTTTGAACAGCGGCGCACCTCTTCAGCTGAAACGATCAAGGCTTTCAGCTATTGCGCCAAGTTTATGGAGGACCGCTTGAATGCACGAATTGCGGGAAGGACAATCACAACAAAAAAAGAGAGGAATACGATACATGACAAAACGAACGATCGAGCAGATACTGGCCGACCTGAAAAACGGAAAACGTCCATTACTGGCGGACAGACCGGAAGAATCAGACGAAAGCCGCTTTGACTGTCCGCTCTGTAAGGATCAGGGCGGTTATCTCGAAAAACAGCTGGGAATGGATGTGTGGGTCAAGTGCCGCTGCGCCGCGGAACGAAAAGCAGAGCGCATCCTCAGCGCAAGTGAGATTACAGGCGCTTTTCGGAAGCTGGATTTCAAAGGATTTATTACGCAGGGCAAGCCTCAGGCGATCGTTGACGCATATGAATGCGCCCTTGAATTTGCTGACAACTTCGACAAGATTAAAAACTGCCGGAAAAACAGCATTGCCCTATTAGGGCGTCCGGGATCGGGGAAAACCCACCTTCTGACTGCTCTCAGCAATCATGTCATGAGACAGAAGCAGACACCGGTGCTGTATTTTCCTTTTGTGGAGGGATTTACAGATTTAAAAAATGATTTTGATCTGCTCGATACAAAACTGACCCGTATGAAACGGGCGGATGTGCTCTTTATTGACGATCTGTTCAAACCGCTGAACGGAAAACCCCGGGCGACCGATTGGCAGATTGAACAAATGTACGCCGTCGTGAATTACCGCTATTTAAATCATAAACCGCTTCTTATCTCGAGTGAGCTGGCGTGTGACGAGCTGGTGCAGGTTGATGAAGCATTGGGCACAAGAATGTATGAGATGTGCAGCGATTATTTAGTCATCATTAATGGAAACCCATACGAAGTCAACCACAGATTAGAGGGGGCGAGATAATGTGTAAACTGTGCGGGCCAAAGAAGGTCGTTGTGACGGAAACAAGTTTCGGCGCTGTCTTTCACCCTTGCCCGAACTGCAAAACAGGAACTGATTTAACGCCGGTCATTAAACGTCTTGAGCGAATGGTTCAAGACGCAAAAGCGAGGCTTGATGCACGTGTATAAATATATCAAATGGCTTTTTTGCCTGCTGTTCAGGGCGAAACGGATCGAAAAGCAAATTGAAGCATGGCATGAGGCTGATGGAAAGTGAGGATAAACATTGCAAGTAAACAACAGCCCCGCTCCATGGCGGGCCGTACACAGCGGAGAAGAAAAACCCATTTACATTTATTCTGCTTACAGCGAAGCGGAAAAAGAGAAATTTCCTTATTCAAACGGAAGGCTTATCGCGGCCGTTTTCAACTTAAGTTCATACTCACAGCGGATCAACGCGGCAATGATGGCGAAAGCCCCGGAACTTTTTGAGGCGGCCGAAACGGCTCTCCGCCTGCTCCGGGGAGAAAGTGCTGAAGAAAAAGAAGCATTCATAAATAATCTCGAAAGCCTCATACATGAAGTAAATATCCTGAAAAAGACGGAGGACGTAAAACATGAATCCTAAAAAACTGTCAGACATTGAACATACAACATTAAAAAGCCAGCTGGAAGAAGGCAAGGTGCGGGTGATTATTGTAGACGGGCTGAAGAATGAAGCCTGGCTCGCCGAGGCGCCGGAGCACGGCAAAACGCTTGTCGAAACGAGAAAAGGCGACCTGACCCGTGTCGAATATGAAATCGGCTTTAAATTGAATTAATCGAAAAAACAGAATACGTCCAAGACGGAAAGCCTGCGGACACTGATCAATCGCGCATATGCTGCGCATTGGTTGGTGTCCTTTTTTTGTCCGAAAAAGAGGAGGATCTATGATGGAAGACTTACTATTTGAATATAAACGCACGCTGAAAGAGACGAAAAAATGGTACAAGCAGCTGGGGGAAGCTGACGAAGCGGCTCTGACTTCAGAAGAACTGAAAGATAAAAAAATCATCAGAACGATCATTACAGATTTGGAATATGTCACCGAATGGCTTGAAAAAGGCCGGCAGCCCGGCATAAGAAGAGCAATAGACCGCAGAGACGCTTATCAAAGGATGCTGATTAAAGATCCTAGAATCATAGATACCTATTCACAGGCGCTGATGTTCGAACCTTCCGGGAATGTGACTGAAGAAGACAGAATCAGACTGCGGGAAGCATTAGCCGTTTTAACGGAAAGAGAAAAAGAAATACTGCTGCTCCACAAAGCGGAATGCTTTTCGTATGAACGGATCGCCGCATTGCTGAATGTAAAAAAATCAACCGTACAGACGACGGTCAAACGGGCGCTTCTAAAAATTCAAAAACAGCAGGAACAAAGAAATCAGTCGCCTGCTTAAAATGTTGTCATACGTTTGCCACTTAGAAGTGAACAGACAAATTACAAAAAAGCGGCCCGAAAGAAGCCGCTTTTTATTATAGACATCCATGTCGGAGGTGGCGGTGATGCCGTAGCATGAAAAACGCAAAAAGAGAACAGGCATTTACAATCTATCAGTCTCATAAAGGCCGCATCACAAATCGCGCCCTTGCCGGCAAATCAGGCGTATCCGCAAGAACGATCGGCAGATGGAAAAAAGAAGGGCGCTGGGACGAGGCGCTCGATAAGAACGCGGAAAGCGGCGGAAAAATCGCCCCGGCCGAAAGTGATGAGTTAAACGAACGGCAGCGGCTGTTTTGTCTTTATTATGTGAAAAGCTTTAACGCCACCCAATCTGCGATAAAAGCCGGGTATTCACCGGAAAGCGCGCATGTCACGGGAAGCAGGCTGTTAAAAAACGAAAAAGTCGCCAAAGAAATCAGCCGCATGAAAAAGGAAATGGTCAATAAAGTGTTTGTCGAAGCGATGGACGTTCTTCAAGTCTATGTGAAAATCGCTTTTGCCGACATTACCGATTATGTAACCTTCGGAAAAAAAGAGGTTCAGGCCTTCGGAAAATCAGGGCCGCTCTTTGACGAAAATGATAATCCGATTATGCAGGAGATCAGCTACGTTGACGTTAAAGATTCGAATCTGCTGGACGGAACGATCGTTACGGAGGCAAAACTCGGGAAAGAAGGCATTGCAATCAAGCTTGCCGACAAAATGAAAGCTCTTGAAAAGCTGTCTTTGTACTTTGACCTTTTCCCAGATCAATTTAAACAAAAAATTGAAAATGAAAAATTAAAGCTGGCGCAGCAGAAGCTGGAAAAATCAGAAGACAGCCAAAAGCCGATTGACATTGTCATTACGCGGAAAGAGGAACGGCCATGATTGAAAAAGCGGTCAACCCGCGCTTTGAAGATTATTTATTCAATTGGAATGAAACGTACCAATTTCTCGTCGGAGGCTATGGGTCGTCAAAAAGCTATCATACCGCGCTGAAAATCATCTTGAAGCTGCTTCGTGAAAAGCGGACGGCGCTTGTGGTGCGGGAAGTTTTCGATACGCACAGAGATTCTACCTTTGCCTTGTTTGAGGACATTATCGAAGAGCTTAAGCTGGGACATGCCGTAAAGGCCGTGTCTTCACCGATGCAGCTGAGATTTTCAAACGGAAGCCGGATTATGTTTAAGGGGATGGACAACCCGGCCAAATTGAAATCCATTCATCATATTTCTCTGATTTGGATTGAAGAATGCTCAGAAGTGAAATATGAAGGCTTTAAGGAGCTGATCGGCCGTCTGCGCCATCCCGAGCTTTCGCTTCATATGATATGCACCACAAATCCCGTCGGCACTTCCAATTGGACGTACCGGCATTTTTTTCGTGATGAGCAAAAAAAACGGTTCGTTTTAGATGATCAGATGCTGTATGAAAAAGGCACCGTCGTTAAGGGAGATACGTATTACCATCATTCCACAGCGTGCGACAATCTGTTTTTGCCGAAAAGCTATATTAAGCAGCTGGACAGCTTACGGCAATACGATCCCGATTTGTACCGGATCGCCCGCAAAGGACAGTTCGGCGTGAACGGCATCCGTGTATTTCCGCAATTTCAGGTCCTGGAGCACAACGAAGTAACAGAGAGGATTGCCGCCATCAGGCGCCCTCTGTTTCGGACGGGCATGGATTTCGGTTTTGAAGAGTCATACAATGCGGTCATCCGGCTTGCCGTCGATCCCGATCAAAAAGAGCTTTATATTTTCTGGGAGTATTACAAAAACAAAATGACCGATGACCAGACAGCTGAAGAGCTTCAGGAATTGGCGGATCAAAAAGAGCTGATCAAAGCGGATTCGGCCGAGCCGAAAAGCATCCAATATTTCCGCAGGCAGGGCTTTTGCATGGTCGCGGCCAAAAAATTTCCCGGCTCAAGGCTCCAGTATACGAAAAAGCTGAAACGGTTCAGACACATCTATTGCTCAGACAGCTGTGAAAATACGATCCGCGAATTGCAGAACTTAACATATGCGAAAAACAAAAACGGCGCTCTGTCGGAAGATGAGTTTTCAATTGATCCCCACACACTTTCAGCCATTTGGTACGCGCTGGATGATTATGACGCGGCGGATCTGAAAGAGTCATCGCAAAAACGGATGCGTCCGAATCGGGAAAGGAGGAGGTAAACGTTGCCCAACAATCAAAACGTTAGAGCCACCGTCATTAAATCAAAAATGGCCGCGCCGCAGGCAAGGCAGATGCACGAAGATCAATTTGCCGATCTGTACGGAGAAGATATCATTTCACCGCCCTATAATCTGATCGAGCTGAAAACGATCGCTGAATACTCGACCATTCTTCAGCAGTGCATCGACGCATACCGGGTCAATATTACGGGTTTTGGATTCGATGTGGAATATACCTTTGACGTAAATAGTTCAGATTGCTCCCCGGGCAAAAAGGCGCGGGCCGAAAAAAACTGGATGAAGCTGGAGAGCTTTTACAAATGTCTTCATTTTGATGAATCAGCTGAGACGATCCTTGGATATGCGATAGAAGACCGTGAAAAAACAGGCAACGGTTTTCTCGAGGTGCTCCGGGACGGGCTGGGAAAACCGGCGGGGATTGAATATCTGGATGTAAAGCATATGCGGGTATGCGGTGTGACTGATCCTGTTGAGGTCACGTTTTCCTATGAAGACAACGGCGCATCCAAAACGATTAAAAGGCAAAAACGGTTCCGTAAATATGTTCAGATGCTGAACGGACGGAAAGTGTTTTTCAAGGAATACGGTGATCCCCGCATGATGGATATGAGAACCGGCGAATACGTAAAAACCCTGCCTGAAAAGTTCAGGGCAAATGAAGCCGTTCACTTGAAAATCGGAAGCGGAACGTACGGTATTCCGCGCTGGGTCGGCAATATCGTCAATCTGTACGGCGCCCGGAAAGCGGAAGAACTGAATTTTATGTATTTCAAACAGGGCCGTCACGTGCCGGCCGCCATTACGGTTGAAAACGGTATGCTGTCAGAAGCATCGTACAAAGAGCTTCACGATTATATGAATGACCTTGAAGGGGTGGAAAACGCCCACAAATTTCTGCTGATTGAGGCGGAAGGCATTGCGAAGGAAAAAGACCTTCACGGAGGCGAAGACATTACGCCTGTGTCTGTGGAAATTAAATCACTTGCGGAAATTCTGCAGGAGGATGCGCTGTTTCTTGAATATGACGACAAAAGCAGAAATAAACTCCGCTCCGCGTTTCGTCTCCCGCCGCTTTATACGGGCGAGGCGCAGGAATACAACAAAGCAACAGCCGATACGGCACGCAAAATTACGGAGGAGCAGGTGTTTCAGCCGGAGCGGAAAACGCTGATTAATAAGCTTAATACGCTATTTTTGCCTGAACTGGGGCTTCACGATGTACAGCTCACATTAAAAGGGCCAGATTTTCGCGATCCGCTTGAAATTGCGAAGGTGCTTACGCCATTTATCTCCGCCGGTGCCGTTTCTCCTAATGATCTCCGTGATCTGGCCGGAAGAGTGCTCGGCAAAACGCTTGAGGAATGGCCGGAAGAGTACTACAGCCGGCCGGTGCTGAAAGGGAAAAAAGAGCAATCCTGAAAGGGGGTGAAAACATCTCGTGCCGAGAGAATTAAGAAATGCCGTCATCAGTTTTGTGAGCTATGTCGATAAAGCGGCGAACCAAACGGAATTTTTTTTCACAAAAGCAGCCGGCCTTCCGTCATTTGAAAAAAAGGTGCAGGTGTTTACAAAAAGCGAACCCGATGAGCAGAAGCTTGTCTACGGCATCGTTTACGAGCCTAATGTCCCGGATGCCCATGGCGATTATATGACGGCCGAAGAGATTGAAAAGGCCGCTCACGGTTTTTTGGCGGACGCCCGCAACATTGATACAAATCATAATTTTGAAGGCGGAACCGGCGAGGTGGTGGAGTCGTACGTCGCCCCGGATGACTTTGAAATCGGGAATGCTGTGATCCGGAAAGGATCTTGGGTGCTTGTCACCAAAGCCTCCGATGAAGTATGGGATCAGATTAAAGCAGGTGTCATTACAGGCTACAGCATGGCGGGAACCGCTGATGTTTACGAGGAGCCGGCAGAAAAGCAAGCCGGCTTAATCGGCGCGGTCAAGCAATTTCTCGACCGTGACCGCAAATCAAGATACCGCAAGGGAGAGGACTTGAACAAGATGAGAAAAGATGATTTAAGAGAATCGATTGAACACGCGCTGCACCCGCTCTTAAAGCGGCTTGACAGTATGGAGCAAAATACGGAAGACAAAGACGGGGCGCCTGCACAGTCTGATGAAGAAAAACTGAAAACGCTTGTCGAGGACATGCTGGCGCCGATTATTAAACGCATCGAAGCGCTTGAAAAAGCAAGAGGCGCTTCAAAGCAGCCGGAAGAAGAGACGGGCGGCCAAGAACCTGTTAAAAAATCCATTTGGAGCGGACTGCTTTAAGCCCAGTCAGAAGGAGGAACTGTTAGTGAGAAATCAAGATATCATCAGAAAGGCGGAAATGTCACTTTCCGCTTTAAAAAGCGGCGGTTTAATGAATCCCGCACAAGCTTCAGCATTTATCCGCATGGTGCAGAACACGCCGACCATTTTCAGCGAATCACGTGTGATTCAAATGGAAAACGACTCGCAGAAATTTGAAAAAATCGGTTTCGGCCAGCGTATTCTGCGTGCTGCTGAGGAAGGTAAAGCCTTAACGGACGATCAGCTGACCGTCCCGGCAACAAGTACGGTGCAGCTGAATACGAAAGAAGTCATTGCGGAAATTAACATCACCTATGACACGCTTGAAAACAACATTGAAAAAGACGGTCTGCAGCAGACAATCATGCAGATTTTAGCGGAGCGGGCGGCAGTTGATATTGAAGAGCTTGTCGTAAACGGCGATACATCTTCTTCTGATCCGTATTTGGCACAGCTTGACGGAATCCGTAAACAGACTGTGTCTCACGTCATCGACGGAAATGGGGAAGAACTGTCCAGAGCTACATTTAAAAAAGGTTTAAAAGCCATTCCGGCAAAATATTTACGCCTGCCTCAGGAATTCAGATTCTACACGTCTCAAGGCATGGAGATTGAATGGAAAGACCGTGTGGCTGACCGTCAGACCAATCTGGGGGATCTTGCGGTGCAGGGCGGTTTATCCTCAGCATTCGGTGTTCCGGTCAAGGGGGTTTCCAACCTGCAGCCGTACTCAGTCGGAGAAGGTGATTCCCAGTACGATGCGTCTGACATCATTTTGACTCATCCGAAAAATATCATTCTCGGTTTTTCACGGAATATCCGAATTGAAGTAGATAAAGATATCCGCAGCCGAAAATTTATTATCGTACTGACGGCTAAACTTGACAGCAAATTTGAAGAAGAAGATGCAAGCGCCAAAATCGTAAACGTTAAAGAATAAGCCGGGGGTGGCAGTTATGTTAATTCAGCCGTCTGACGTTGTCTCATATTCAGTTTATGATGAAGTCAAAAACAGGCCGGAGCCGCTGCTTATACAGGACATTCTGGAGGCGGAAGCGGAAGCGGCCAGAATGGCGGGGCACTCGTTCACTGATCCTGTTTACTCACCGCTTCCCGAGAAGGTTAAGCTTGCGTTATTAAAGCTTTCTCAATATTTTGCGCTGATCAATCAGAATGAAGCCGCCGCTTCCGCCTATCAATCTGAAAAGATAGGCGACTATTCCTATACAGTGTCGGGTGAAGGCGGAATCCGAAAACCGGCGGTATACCATCTGCTCTGTGAATATATCGCGCCGGGCTATTCCCCGGTTTCTATAAGCGCTAAGGTGAGACCGTTATGAGCTATGAACGGCTGCTCACTGACAGATGCGATATTTATCATGAGACGGTGTCAGTTCCGAAGGCCGGGCGCTTCGGCATTCCCGCTGAAAAGCTCCAGCCTGTTTTTACTTATCCGGACGTTCCCGACGCTGAAGACGTGCCGTGCCTGTTTGTTGAAAAACAGCAGCGGCTTATTCAGCTTGCGCCTGATCATAAAGTATATCAGCGGTTTCTCGTTCATTTTCCGAAAGAGGCTGCAGTGCGTGTTAATGACAAAATCATTTGGGAAGGACAGGCGTATATTCTGGAAATGCCGAAGAAAGCAAGACAGCACCATTGGGAGGCCATTGCTGTGAGAGATGACAGACTATGAGCAAAAAAAGCCTGGAAAAATGGAATCGGTCGCTGCAAAAGGCATCATCCGGAGAATTTGCCCGTCAGGCTGGCCGATGGCTGGAACAATCAGGGGAGGAATTTCTCGACCTGGTACGGGAGGAGCTCATGCATTCGGGAGGGATTGATACAGAAAACCTGCTGTCTTCCTTCCGAAAAGGAGCGCAGGATCATGTATGGATCATTGAAAACGGGGGACTGACCCTTGAAATCGGTACTAATGTAGAGTATGCCTCATTCATAAATGACGGACATTGGACCGTCTCAGATGAAAATGTCAGATGGGTGCCCGGGTATTTTCAAGGCTCCCGGTTCATCTATGATCCGTCAGCTTCAACCGGAATGGCGCTCAAAAAACAGTGGATCAGCGGGAATGGGTTTTGGGACAAAGCCCTTCTTATGTATGAAACCATCTTCGCCGGTTCGCTGGACAAGCGCTTCAATCAGTGGCTCAACACGTTAGGGGGAGATAACGGATGAATCGCGAGACCGGTTCAATCGCCGCTTTTTTGTATCAGCAGTGCGGCGTGCCCGTATATGAAAATGAACTGCCTGAACAATTTCAGGTGCCGTCCCTTTACATCCCGCCCCCGTATGTTTTTGACGAGAATGACACAGTCTCTACCTTTAAGAAGACATACAGTCTGAATGTGAAGCTGTTTCATGCTGACTCGGTGCAGGCGCTCTCTGCAGCCGACCGGATCGCTGATGCGGTGAGAGAATCAAGACAGATCATTCCGCTGCTTACGGAATCAGGAGAGGATACGGGTGATTTCGTCCGCATCAGCCGTATCGAAACAAGAGTCGGAGACAAAGGCGAGGCAGTGATCACCATCCGCTGGACGAGCCGCTACTACTATCAGAAACAAACATCTCCCGCACTGCGGGATGTGGACATTAACAGCGGGGTGAAACAAAAGTGAAAGAACATAAAAAGAAAAATGCCGCAACGGCAGAAAGAGCGGTTCTTTTTGACACGGCAGATTTAACAAAGCACGCGAAGGAGCTTTTCGGCGTAAAACCTGAGATTCTCCAGGGGGCTTTATTCGGCGTGAAGCAGAAACAAATGACAAAAGCGCAAGCCCAGACTTACATTCAAGCATTTTTAACCAAGGAGGTCATGCAATAATGAACGGCGGAACATTTACGCAAGGAAAAGAAAAAGAACGTGCCGGGATCTATTTTAACTTTAAGACAACTGCCCAGGAGCGGGTCACAATCGGTGAACGGGGGATTGTCGCCCTTCCCGTCGCATCTAACTGGGGGGAAGCGAAAACATTCGTCTCTATTTCAAGCATTGAAGATTTGAATAAAAAAGTAGGGCTCAGCATTGAAGATCCGTCACTGATTCTGCTGCGCGAGGCGAAAAAGAAAGCAAAAACCGTTTTGATGTACCGTCTGACAGAGGGAATCAGAGCGAGCGCCGATCTTTCGCAAGGTGTAAAAGCAACCGCTTTGTACGGCGGTTCAAAAGGAAATGACATCATCATCCGCATCAGTGAGAACGTCCTTGACCAGACTGCTTTCGATGTGACCACATACATGGATGAAGCGGAAGTTGACAAACAAACGGTGAAAAAGGCCGAGGAGTTAAAAGCGAACGGCTATGTCACATTCACGGGAACGGGCGAGCTGTCGGCTTCCATCCCGCTGACAGGCACTGACGAAGAGTCCGGAGAAACGTTAAATCCTCAGGCAGGCATCCGTCTTGCGGGAGGAACTGATAAAGCGCCGGTCAACTCAGACTATACGGATTTTTTAGCTGCGGCTGAAACGGAGAATTTCGATGTCATCGCTCTTCCTGTCGCGGATAACGATCAGCTGAAAGCGACATTTGCCGCATTCATTAAACGCCTTCGCGATGCGCAGGGACAGAAAGTGCAAGGGGTGACTGCCCATTACAACGGAGATTACGAAGGTATCATCAATGTGACTGAGGGCGTCCTGCTTGAAGACGGAACCGAAATTAAAGCTGAAGATGCGACCGCGTGGGTGGCAGGTGCAAGTGCCGCCGCTGCATTTAACCAATCCTTAACTTTCGTTGAATACGAAGGCGCGGTTGATGTGCTGCATCGCCTGACTCATGATGAAGTAATCGAACGCCTTTCCAAAGGTGAATTCCTTTTCTCTTATGACGCCCGTGATAAGTCAGTCAGCGTAGAAAAAGATATCAACTCATTGGTGACATTTACAGCAGAGAAAAACAAAAAGTTCGCGAAAAATAAAATCGTCCGTGTGCTTGATGCGGTGAATAACGATTTGACACGTGAACTGAAAGCCTTAATTAAATCGAAAAAAGGCACCGGAAGCGATCTTCCAGCGACAAACGACGGCCTTCAATTCGTCAAAACGATGATTATTCAATATTTGACAACGCTTCAGGATGCGGGCGGCATCGCTAACTTTGATTCAGATAAAGACATTACAATCGGCCTTAATGAAGACCGCGACGGCTTTTTAATTGATCTCGCCGTGCAGCCTGTGGATGCAGCAGAAAAATTCTACTTTAATGTGGAGGTAAACTAAGATGGCATTAAAAGCGCAAAACACAATTTCAGGAAAAGAAGGCCGTTTATTTCTCGATGGAGAAGAGATGGCGCATATTAAAACCTTTGAAGCAAACGTAGAAAAAAACAAATCAGAAGTAAACATCATGGGACGCCGCATGACGGGGCATAAAACGACTGGCGCCAACGGAACGGGCACGGCGACGTTCTATAAAGTTACATCCAAATTCGCCGTGCTTATGATGGATTACGTGAAAAAAGGCAGCGACCCGTATTTTACGCTGCAAGCCGTTCTTGACGACAAATCATCAGGCCGCGGAACAGAACGCGTCACCCTGTATGACGTCAACTTTGATTCTGCAAAAATCGCTGGACTGGACGTAGACTCAGAGGCGCTTGAAGAAGAAGTGCCGTTTACCTTTGAAGATTTCGATGTGCCGGAAAAGCTTTCTGAAACGTTTTAATCAAAATCAGTATGAATGAAACAGGCCTTGTACAGGCCTGTTTTTTATAAAAAAAAGAGTAAGGGAGTTTTCATCATGAGCGAAAAAAACGAACAAGTATATGATCTGTCATTCTTTATGCCGGGTAAAACAGTCGAAGCTGAGGAGATCCGCGTTCCGCTTTCAAAGCGTTTTGTCGATAAAAAAGGAAACATCGTGCCTTTTATTTTTAAAGCCATTACGACGGAACGCATTGATGAACTGGAAAAGGAAAGCACGACTTATAAAAATGTAAAAGGCAGAGGCCGCGTAAAAGACTTAGACAGCCAGCGTTTTTATGCGCGGATCGCAGTTGAATCTACGATTTACCCTGATTTCCGGTCTAAGGAGCTCCGTGATGCCTACAAAACGGCAGATCCGGTCGAAGTCGCAAAACGTGTTCTTTCAGTCGGCGGCGAATATGCAAATTGGCTGAATAAAGCGATTGAGATCAATGGTTTTGAAGATGAATTAGAAGATCTGGAGCAAGAAGCAAAAAACTGATAAAAGATGGGAATAAGGAAGCCGTGTATCTTTATTACGCGATGCACGAGCTTCATTATTCTCCATCAGAACTGAAAGAGTTATATGAAGCACCGAGGCATTTTAAGGCGCTGCTGTACGGTTTAATCGGTTACAAGCTGGACATTCTTGAAAAACAAGCGAAGAAAGGGGGAGCGACATCATGGCAAAGCTGACCGCCCGTTTTGAATTGGAAGATCGGGTTTCAAAGAAAATAAGGAAAATCCAAAATGGCTTCAGAGCGCTTGAGAAATACAGGAAAATGACAAAACGCCAAAGTGAAATTGATATACGCAAAGAGAGTAAATCTGTTTTAAGAACAATTGACCGCATTCAGCGCTCTATGAAAAGAAAGCTGGGCGCACAAACGATCTCTATTTCAGCTGAAGACGGAGCCAGTGCCGTCATTCAAAAGGTGCAAGCCCAATTAGCGGGTCTGCCTGCGTCTTTAACCATTAAAATAGGAGCAAAAGACAGCGCGACAGCGGCATTTGAGAGATTGCGGAATCTGGCTGCGGGTTTCAAAGGATTTACCGTTTCACTGTATGCGTCAGACGAAGTGACCCCTGCCATGGAACGCATCAAACGCTACATGCAATCTGCGTTAAAAAACGGGTACTCCGTCACTATACGCGTCATAGATCATGTCATGAAAACAGTCGGCCGAATTTCATCGGGCATTGATTCGCTGACGGGAAAAAACAATGTCATTCAATTATCGTTAAACGAAAAGGTGACAGCACAGCTGGCTGCAATGCAAAAGAATATGCCGGACTTCGGAAAAGCTTCTGCATCTGCTGCTCCTGCTTCGCCGAAAACCGATTTTTCAATGCTTGATTCCGTTGCAGACACCTTCATGAAAAAAGTCAATGACATCGCATCCAAGTTCTATCCGGAAACGATTATCGCGGAACTGGACAAATTCGCCGCAAACTTTATGAAAAAGGCAGACGAAATTGCAAGCAAATTCAGTCCGGAAACCATTTTAGCGGAGCTGGATAAGTTCACGACATCATTCATGGGAAAAGTGGATGAAATCGCAAGCAAATTCAGTCCGGAAACGATTTTAACCGAGCTGGATAAGTTCACGACGTCATTCATGGGAAAAGTGGACGAGATCGCGAGCAAATTCAGTCCGGAAACGATTTTAACCGAGCTGGATAAGTTCACGACGTCATTCATGGGAAAAGTGGACGAGATTGCGAGCAAATTCAGCCCGGTAACAATATTAGCCGAACTGGACAAGTTCACGACGTCATTCATGGGAAAAGTGGACGAAATCGCAAGCAAATTCAGCCCGGAAACGATTTTAACCGAGCTGGATAAGTTCACGACATCATTCATGGGAAAAGTGGACGAGATCGCAAGCAAATTCAGTCCGGAAACGATTTTAACCGAGCTGGACAAGTTCACGACGTCATTTATGGGAAAAGTGGACGAGATCGCAAGCAAATTCAGTCCGGAAACGATTTTAACCGAACTGGATAAATTTGCTGATTCGTTTATGAAAAAGGTAGACGGAATCGTGAGTAAATTCAGTCCGGAAGCCATATTGAAAGAGCTGGATAAATTCACTGATTCATTTATGAAAAAGATAGATGACGTTGTCAGCAAATTCAGTCCGGAAGCCATATTGAAAGAGCTGGATCATTTTACTGATTCGTTTATGAAGAAAGTCGACGACGTTGTCGGTAAATTCAGTCCTGATAAGCTGATCGACCGCGCCGAACAATTTGTAAATGACACGATCGACCGAATTTCTGAGAAATTCGATTTTCTCAATCCGGATAAGATTCTGGAAAAAGTGGAGCAGTTTACATCCTCACTGTTCGGAGGCATTGATAAAAAGTTCGGCAAGTTCAGTCCTGATGCAATCATCGAAAAAGCTGAGGCATTTGTTGATAAAATTGTCGGTAAGATTGCAAAGAAATTTGAGAAATTCAGCCCGGACAAAATCATCGAAAAAGCCGGGGAATTAATAGAAAAAATATTCGCAGGCATCGCCGAAAAATTAGGCAAACTCAATATCGGCGGATTATTAGGCGGCGGCACGAAAAAAGAAAAGAGTAAGGGCGGCCTTTCTGCCGGCGGCGCCAACGGCCCGAAGCGTCCTGATCTGACAAAGGGTTCACAGCGCACGGCAACAGCGACAAAATCTTCAGGAAAGTCAGCCAAAAAAACCGGCGGGGCTTTTGGGGGATGCTGCTGCTGTACCGGAGTGACAATGGGCAAAAGCAGTAAAGTCGAAGGGCGAAATAAATCTTCGAAAAAAGGCTCCTCTGTAAAGGAAAGCAAACAGGCATCTGTAAACACGCCGAAAACAAAAGGGGCAGGTAAAGGAATCGGCGCATTTTTGAAAGACTTGGGAGGTTCAAAGGCGCTGAAAGGCGGTATGAAAGGGTTGAAAGGTGCCGCTAAAGGAATTCCAGGCATAGGTGAATTGTTGTCACTTACTGATTTAGCCGGCATCAATAAAGATAATGCAGGGGAGAAAGTCGGCTCGGCGGGAGGCGGTCTTGCCGGCGCAGCGGCCGGCGCGGCAATAGGCAGCGTTGTTCCCGGAGTGGGCACATTAATTGGCGGCGCGGTAGGCGGCATCGCCGGCAGTTTAGGCGGTTCCAGCTTAGGAGAGGCCTTTGATTCAGGGACTCTGAAAGACACGTGGAATGATATTTCCGAAGCGGCACAAAGTGCTTGGACAACAATACAAGATACTTGGGGAAGCGTTTCATCCTGGTTCATGGAGAATGTATGGACGCCGGTTTCAACGGCAGTAGTCGGAGTGGCGACAAGCATCTGGTCAAATATCGTGAATGCGTGGACGACGATTCAAGGGATTTTCAGCACGGTGTCATCCTGGTTTATGGAGAATGTGTGGACGCCGGTTTCAACGGCAGTAGTCGGAGTGGCGACAAGCATCTGGTCAAATATCGTGAATGCGTGGACGACGATTCAAGGTGTCTTCAGCACAGTATCCGGCTGGTTTATGAGCACTGTCTGGGAGCCCGTAAAATCGGCTGTAGTCGGAGTAGCGACGTCCATTTGGAGTAAGATCACAGGAGCTTGGGATAAAATTAAATCTGTTTTCAGTACGGTATCCGGCTGGTTCATGGATATTGTCTGGAACCCGGTGAAAAACATGGTGGAAAAAGTCGGAAAAGGAATATCAGACGCTTTCACGACTGCTTTAGATACGGTAAAGGATATATGGAAAGGGTTAAGCGGCTGGTTTGAGAAAAATATAAAAGAACCTCTTGTAAAAGTGGGAACAGCCATATCAGATGCTTTTTCTGCAGCATTCGACTGGGTGAAAAAGATTTGGGATAAAACCGGCGGCAAATTGATTTCAGGCGTAATGGACTTCGTCACAGGCGGCGGAGATAAAAAGAAAAAACCGGACAAAAACGCCACAGGCGGCTTCATTACAAAGCCGACCATTTCGTGGATCGGTGAAGCCGGTAAAGAATTTGTTATTCCCGTTGACAACAACCGCGGCCGCGGGAAAATGCTGCTCTCACAAGCTGCGTCTAAGCTCGGCATGCGTGTCGTCGACGATATGGGAGCGGCTTCGGCTCAGTCTTCCGCTGCACCGGCGGGAGCAGGCGGTGTTTCTTCTTCGGCGTCTGTATCGGCCGCTGCGTCTGTGGATGCTTCCGGATTTGCCGGGACGGCTTCATCACTCGGCAAACAGTTTACAGAAGGCTTTGACAGCGGGATCAGCAATAAAGCGGTGGATATGGACGGCTGGAAAGAGAAAAACATCGGCACGCCGTTTAACGCCCTCATTTCGTCTTCGCCCGATTACGGAAAGCAAGTCGTTGCGGGCTATGCGAAAGGTCAGAATACGTCACAGACGGGCACCGATTCGTTTTTAAAAACAAAGGTGAAAACACCTTATCAATCGGCGGTCAATCAATCGTCCTCCTGGGGCACCGCTACAGTTAAAGGATTTTCGGCCGGACAGAATGCAAAAGATACGGGAACCGCACAATACGTGAGCACACACATCAATAAACCGTTTGTGCAATCAAGAGATTCTGCGAACGGCTGGGGGTCAGGCCTGATCGGACACTTCGTATCAGGGATGAATGCGAAGGGAAGCGAAGTCAAACAGGCGGCCAAAGATTTGGCCAAAAAAGTCGAGGAAGCATTCAGGGAAGAGCTTGATATTCACTCTCCTTCCCGTGTCATGATGAGTCTCGGACGCTTTGCTTCAGTCGGCGTCGTCAAAGGGCTCAGCTCAGTTGACGTGAAAAAATACGCCGAAAAACAGGCAGGCTCGCTTGCAGCGGCCTTTTCCGGCATGGGTGCAGCGGGAGGAAGCGTCAAAGAGTGGCTGTTGGCCGCAATGAAAGCGACCAATACTCCGATCAGCTGGCTTCCCGGATTAATGACGATCGCACAGAATGAATCAGGCGGCAATCCTAATTCCATTAACTTATGGGACAGCAACGCCAAAGCCGGACACCCGTCACAGGGCTTAATGCAGACAATTCCGAGCACTTTTGAATCTCACAAAGCGCCGGGAATGAATGATATCAGAAATCCAATCCACAACGCCGCTGCCGCCATCGGCTATATTAAAAGCAGATACGGCTCGATCAACAATGTGCCGGGGATTAAGAGTATGGCGCACGGCGGCCCATACGTCGGTTATGCCAACGGAGGCCTGATTACGAAGGAGCAGATCGCCCGTGTCGGCGAAGGGAACAAACGGGAGTGGATCATCCCTGAAGAACGGGGCATCCGCGGCCGTTATCTGCTTCAAAAAGCGGCTCAAGCGCTCGGCATGGAAGTGTCTGATCCGTCCCAGACGGAAACCGCGGCACTTTCAGCCGGCACGGTTTCCGCAGCCGTTAAAGGCGGCGGACAAACCGTTCAAAAAACGGGAACAAAAGAGATCAAAATCGAATTCAGCGGCGATCAGCATTTCCATAACGGACAGGACGCCGACAGCCTCGCCGCCAAAATCAAACAGGCGCTGATTGATGAACTGCAAAAAGACATTTATACCGGAGCAAAGGGGGCCGTTGCTTTTGACTAAATCTGTTTACGAATTTTGGCTGTCACAGGGGAAGGACAAGCTCCGGCTTCCCGTTCTCCCTGAAGCGATTGATATCGCAAACAGCGTGCAGAATGATTCCGTGAAAGTCACGGGTCTTGGAGAGGTGACGTTTATTGAAGAACCGGGAGCGAAAGAAATTTCGTTCTCTTCTTTTTTTCCGAAACGATACACCCCGATTGCCGAATATCAAAGCATCCCTTCGCCGGAAAAAGCCATTTCAGCTATTGAAACATGGATGAAAGCGAAAAAACCCGTTCAGTTTTTAATTACAGGAACAAAAATCAATGTTACATGCAGTATTGAAAGTTTCAATTACAGCGAAGGTGACAATGAAATCGGCGACCGGAATTTTGATATCGTACTGAAAGAATATAAAACTGCTTCGCCAAGAAAAATTAAACAAAAGAAAAAAACGAAAGCGAAGCGCCCATCCAAAGCTTCACCCAAAACATATACCGTCAAAAAAGGGGATACGCTTTGGGACATCGCCGGCAAGTTTTACGGAAACCACACGGAGTGGCGGAAAATCTGGAACGCGAATAAAACCGCCATGATTAAGCGCAGCAAACGGAATATCCGGCAGCCGGGGCATTGGATCTTCCCGGGGCAGAAGCTGAAGATACCGCAATGAAACGGGTGAGAAGATGATTGAACTATTTGTTATAAAAGAAACGGAGTGGCTCGAGCTTGTCACGGAAAGCGTAACGCTGGAAGGACACAGATATCAGGCGCCCCGCTCCATCGAAGCGACAATTGTCGTAAAGCAGGGCAGCCAGACGTATTACGGCGTATCAGAAGGGGATACGGTTTTGTTCAAATGGAACGGAAAAGAGCTGTTCCGCGGCATTGTCTTTGCAAGAACGCCGGATGAGCATACCGTCGCCTTCACCGCATACGATATGCTCCAATACCTTGTGAAAAACCAGGACGTTTATGTGTTTTCCAACAAGCGCGCCGATCAAATATTAAAAAGGATCGCCAGCGATTTTCAAATTCCCGTGACATCCATTGCCAACACAGGGCATACCATTAAATCACTCGTTTTCAAAAATGATACAAGTCTTTACGATATGATGTTAAAAGCGTTAAAACAGACAAAAAGCCAGACGGGCCGCAATTATCAGCTCTATTCAGAAAAAGGCAGACTCGGCTTGCGTGAATGGCCGGATCCGTCTGACATTTGGGTGCTGGAAACAGGAGTTAATATTACAGGGTATCAATACAGCACTTCAATTGATGATACCGCAACCCGTGTCGTCATGCGGCTGCAAAAAGACGATAAAACCGTGAAGGCTTCCGCGTCAGACAGCGCGGGCATGAAAACATTCGGCGTTTTACAGTATACCGAAACGGTTTCTGACGACATTAACGAAGCCCAGCTGAAACAGCGCGCAAAAGTGAAGCAGGCTGAGAAAAAAGGCGTTAAGAAAGAGCTGAAAAATATACAGGCGATCGGTATTCCGGGGTTAGAAAGCGGATTGCCGGTCTATATCTCAATTCCGGAAATCGGGCTGAAGAAAACTTATTATGTAGATACGGACCGCCATGAATTCCAAGGAACAAAGCATACCATGACGATTGATGTCACGGAGAAAAATTCACTTCCGGAGGGGACATCCTGATGAGATTAAGCGATGCTATTAAACATTTAGCCGTCGGGGCGGTTGACGCCGAAGCGCCGGTGGAGCTGATGACGGCGGAAGTGACCTCGGTTTCGCCGCTCGAGCTGAAGCTGAAAGATCACGACAAACTTTTGATTCCGTCTGATGCACTCATTGTGCCGAAGCGGCTGAAATCCGGCGGAGATGATCAGCTCCAGGCAGGAGACCGGGTGATGACCGCCGCATTAACAGGAGGACAGTCCTTTTTTGTGCTGGATAAAATTTAACCGCATTCGATGAATGCCGGGAGTGTGACTTTGAAAATTCATCCGTCTGGACAGAAATGTATTAAAGATATCAGCCTGTTAAAGCCGCTTCTTTTTCTGAAGAGGGCTTTTTTACATGAATAAATCAAAAAGGAGCGGGTGCAATGGCCCTGACACCGGAAATCGAATTTGAAGATTTGGAGGATGCGAGTGAGGCCATTGAAACTTCACAAACCTACCGAATTGATTTTGAAAACAACCGGATTACCAATGAACTGATAAACGGACTGGACGCCATCAGACAATTCGTCTATATCGCTCTTCACACAGAACGGTATTCATATTCTGTTTTCAGCCATGATATCGGGAATGAACTGCAGGAAGTGCTTTCTGATCAAAACACGACGGATGCTTATAAAAAAATGGAGATTCCAAGACTGATAGAAGAAGCCTTGCTGTATGATGACCGGATTTTGGCTGTTGCCAATTTTGAGATTGAGAAAAAAGATGATGCCTTCATCGCCTCTTTTACCGTTGAAGCGGATGAGGGCATGCTTGAGATAGAGGAGGTGCTGGGAGAGGATGTTTGAAGCTCAGACGTTTGACGGCATTATGGACAGAATGCTGGCGCGCATTACGGCGGATATTGATACGAGAGAAGGAAGCGTCATTTACAATGCGCTCGCGCCTGCGGCCGCTGAGCTCGCAAAGTCTTATATTTGGCTTGATACCGTGCTGGAGCTTGTTTTTTCCGATACGGCTCAAGGAGAATTTCTGGACAGGCGGGCTGCCGAAGCGGGAATTGAACGAACATCTGCCACAAAAGCGGTCAGAGCCGGAGAATTCACAGCGGGCATCACCATTCCGACAGGCTCCCGTTTTTTCGTCGACAACCTGTATTTTCAATATACAGAGGATGGAACGCTCGAATGTGAAACGGCCGGAGAAGCGGGGAATGCCGGCATTACAGGTCAAAATCTGCTGCCGCTTGATACGATTCCCGGGCTTGAGAAAGCGGTCATGGGCGATATATTAATTCCCGGCCGTGAGGAAGAAGATGACAGCAGCTTAAGGACACGATATTTTACCCGAGTCCGCCGGGAGGCAGTCAGCGCAAATAAACAGCATTATAAACAGTGGGCTGAAGAAGTGGACGGTGTCGGCAGAGCGAAAATCTTCCCGCTTTGGAACGGAGACGGAACGGTGAAAGTTGTCATTACAAATGCGAATTTGGAACCGGCATCAGATATTCTGATCAAGAAAGTAAAGGATTATATTGATCCCGATGAAGGCCAGGGAGAAGGCCAGGCGCCGATCGGAGCTGCAGTAACAGTGGAAAGCGCGGTATGGAAAGAGATCGAAATCTCCGCTTCCGTGCTGCCTGAACTGAACAGCTCGATCGATGACGTGAAAGCGGAGATTGAAAAAGGCATCCTGAATTTATTTAAGAAAATGGCTTTCGAAGAAAACACCGTCCGCTTATCACAAATTAACAACATCGTTTATAACGCGGCATCCGTCAGTGACTACGCAGATATCAAAATGAACGGTGCGGCGGAAAATCTTGTGCTCAGTGATGTGGAAATTCCTAAACTCAAAGGGGTGACAATCCTTGAGCAGACTCGATGAGATGACGGCATATCTCCCGCCGTTTTTAACTCAATTAAAAGAGATGGCGGAAATTCTTGAGGCGGAAGCTCCCGAGTTTGAGCGGCAGAATAACGATATTTTCGATTTGACAGACCAGCTTTTTATTACGACGGCGACGTGGGGGCTTGACCGCTGGGAAAAAATATTAAAAATACCGCGGGAGTCAGGTGACACAGAAGACATGAGACGGCTCAGGCTGATCTCGAAGATGTCGAATATTCCGCCCATCACCCATCAAGCGATCGAACAGGCGCTAAACCGTTTTTTAAAACATCCGTCAGCTTATGTTCGGATGTTTCCGGGGGAATATCGTTTTTATGCCGATATGGAGCTTGATGACCTGCAGTACATGAACGACCTGATTGAAACGCTTGAAAAAATCAAACCCGCTCATTTGGCGTATACACTGAGAGCTGCATTAAACGAAACACTGGAAATCAAAGACCGGGTCATTCTCAACAATCGGAGATACCGAAAAGTCAGTGAACTGAAGGTCGGTTATTCCGTCACACTCAACAATAACGAGGTGGTCTTACCATGATATCAGCCGCTTACAGACAGCGTGCCGCAGCCGATTTGAAAAACAGGATCACAAAAGTGCTGTTAAACGGCAAAGAAACACCGATTGCGGACATTTCTGTAAAAGATGCCGCAGTCACCGTTCTCACACGCAGGGAAGAAGACATTAAACATATTGAAACCGTGCAGATGCTTGACGAAACAGGGAGCATCATCACAGAACGAAAAACAAATTTGGACCTCAGCAATAACAGAACGCTTGATTTAAGATTTACTTTTGAGGTGGTGTAACGATGGCTTACGAAGAAAAAACAGACTGGCTTCCAGACGACCCGATTAACGAAGATGACGTCAATCGCTGGGAAAAAGGCATAAAAGACGCACACACGGATCTGGCGGCCCATAAAAATGACATGAACAACCCGCACAAAACGACAAAGGCCCAAATCGGCCTCGGAAACGTGGATAATGTCCAGCAGGCAGCAAAAAAAGATTTCGACCAGCACAATCAAGATCAGAACCGGCATGTGACGATAGCTGATAAGGATAAATGGAATGCAGGACAGCTGTTTAAAATCACTGCCGATAATGGCACTCAGAAAATCAATTTAACTTCCGGCTCGTTTTATGACTCGTTAAAAGACGTTGGTTCTGTAACTTTTTATGGAACCAATGCAGTAACAGACAACCCGTCAAATACGAGCCTGCGCGGTATGCAGTTAGTGGGGCAGCCTGGAATAGGTAATGGTTATGCCGTAGACGTGAAAGGTAATGCATGGTGGTTTTACTATAACTCTAATCAAACAGCAATCAATTGGTATCCTATAGAGTCTACAACTGATGTGCAATCAAAGATAGATGCCCATGCTAATAAAACAGATATTCACGTAACAAAAACTGATAAAGACAAATGGAACAATTCGCAGTTAAATAAAATTTCGAATGATGACGGCCAGCCGTTATTAAATGTCACAACTGATCTTCATGCTGAATTGTTAAACTATCCGTCATTAACCTATTTCTCATATGAAAAAACTGCGGCGAATACCCCGCCTGCAGGCGGACGCGGGTTTTGGACCTGCAGCGTCGGAAAGTCATATGGTCATGTTCTTGCCATGACAAATGACAACAGAACATTTCGTAAGTCTTTGGCAAATAACGTTTGGAGTGATTGGGTTGAGTTGGACAGCACAGAAGGTGCACAAAAACTAGTAGACGCTCACGCCAATAAAAAAGACATCCATGTCACACAGGCGGATAAAAATATGTGGAACGGCGGGCAGCTTTCCAAAATCACAAACGACAGCGGCGGCATTCTTCTCGCGATTGGTGATGAAGATAACTTTCTTGAAAAAATTGTGAAAAACGGCAGGGCGTTCGGCACCTTTTATTCAACCGGCAAAGCGGCAAACAGTCCGAGCAATGCTTCGACCCGCGGCATGTTTCATTTTACCTCTATTGACAGTGAGGGAAAGGGAACGTTTGGGTATGTCATTGCCATCGATTATAAAAATAATATGTTCACGAACTATTTGGATTTGAACTTGGGCTGGCAGGGCTGGAGGCGGATCGTTACCGAACTTGATACTGAAAATGTTCCTTGGATAAATGTTCCTTATAAAAATGGCGCTAAGTCAGGAGACAGGCCGCTTCAATATCGCAAAGTGGGAAACACCCTTCACCTGAACGGACACGTTCTTACGGACAGAGAAGTGGTATTCGGCAGTGTGCCATCCTCTTGTGCGCCGGCAAAAGGCGTTGTGACTATGGTCGCAGCCAGCGGCACCACCGGTTACAGTAAGATTGTTATTTATTCTAATGGAGATATGAAGCTGACGGGAATTATGGCCAATATAGAAAATAATGTTAACGGCTATTACATTGATCTTGTTGTGGCCCTCACGTAAAGGAGCGAGAATATGAAATTAATATTTCCGTATGACAATGACAACATTTATACAGGCAGTCCGGTTGAGCTTTATCCGGATTCTGAGACAGGAGATTATATAATGCCGGCTAACGCTGCGGACTTTCCGCCGGAAATAAACGGCGAAGGCATGTGGCGCCCATTTTTTGATGAGGAAAAACAAGAATGGGTGGAAACGGCTGATGAAGCATATAAAAACAGTTTAAAAAAAGATATGGCCCCCGATGCAAATTCATTAAACCAGCTTGCGGGCCTCGGCGCGCAGCTGGCAAATGAGAAATTGGCCAGAAAAGCAGCCGAACAAGCACAGCAGTCACTCGGCGTGCAAATAGCATCTTTAAAACTGGAACTCTTAAACGTAAAAGGAGAATGAAAAAATGAAGAGACTTAACTTTTGGGTTTACGCTTTGTTTTATAAGTGGGCCTCAACAGAAATGGTCAAACAGGCTATGGGCTATAATGACTGTTCTGCCGAAGATCTGGCTGAAGGGGTGGCCGCGCACTATATCACGCCTGAGGAATTTCAAGAAATAACGGGTGAAACATACGCAAACTATAAAAATGCTGTGTCATAAGCCAAACGGCTTTTTTTATTTGTCATTTTTAAAAAAGGAGGATGGCCAATGATAAAGCATTCATTTGAATTTCCCGCTGATCAACTTGGCAGGCCAGGCGCCGTAAAAGCTTATCGCGGTAACAAAAACGATTATGCCACACCGGTTGCTGATTTGTCCGGAATGGCAGAGCTGCTTACCAACACGCCGCTGCAGGCAATTGAAGTTTACAGCCAATTCGGACAAGACCGTTTAGGGGCCGTCTTAATAGACAGAGCACAGGGTTGGGCTTATTCGGACCGCAGCGGAACTCTTTTTATCGAAGAGAGCGAAGATAACAATTCGTGGACAGCTTCACATTCTGTCACAGTCAAAGGCGGAGTGCTGACCGCTTCGGGGTGGGTCTGCCTGACAAAAAGATATTACCGGTTCCGTTTTGAAAATGGAAATCAAAAGCAGTCCGAATTTGTTTTATACCAATCCGTCGGTACGGGCGGTGATATGGCGTTTTCATATACAGACGTGATTTTTCATGAAGATGCAGCAGAGGCGGGCGAGGGGGTCATCTTCTCAGCGGGCGCCTGGAAAAAACTTCTCGTCGAAATCACCGGCACGGCTGAGTCGGGCCATGTCGCGTTTTGGGGAAGGTCTATCTCGGGGAAAAATGTGCCGATCAGGGGAATCAGATCTGACGACGGAACCTCAGCCGCCGGCACGTCAGGCACAGGAGAAGTGTGGTTATTTGATATTGCCGGCTTTAAAGAAATCGTCATGGAAATCAAGAGCATTTCCGGCGGCAGCCTGTCTGTCAAAGGCACGGCATTTTCTTAAGAATGAAGCTTCCGAAGGGAGGTGAGAACAATGTAAGAGGGGGGAGCGGAAGTGCTTCTGGATGAACAAGCGGTGCAAAAAGAATTCGCAGGCATTAAAGGTGAACAAAAGGTGCTTGAACAGCGGGTGGCCGCATTAGAGCGGGTATCCGACCGGCAGGATCAGCAAATCATGACGCTGAATGAAAAACTGAACAAAATTGACGAAAACACAACATGGATTAAGCGGACCATTACAGGAGCGATCGTGACAGCAATCTGCACGGGCGTCATTGGCGGAGCCATCGCCATCATGTACAATCTGCTGCAAAAGTAAGGGGGAAAACCGATATGAAATTCGCGGACAAAGGCACGGTCGTCAGGACGGTGCTTCTTTTGCTTGCTTTATTAAACCAGACTTTGCTGATGTTCGGCAAATCGCCGCTTGATATTCAGGAGGACCAGGTCAGCCAGCTTGCAGATACACTGTATGCCGCCGGATCGGCCGTTTTTACGATCGTAACGACAGCCGCAGCCTGGTTTAAAAACAATTACGTCACTGCAAAAGGGAAAAAACAGCAGGCTTTATTAAAAATAAACAATTTATCGAAATAGGAGAGATGAGAACATGGTAAAAATCACACAGGATTTTATCCCGGCAGGAAACAATAACCGCCCCGGCTATGCAATGACACCGATTTACATTACGGTGCACAATACGGCCAATACCGCAGCCGGCGCTAACGCCAAAAGTCACGCAAACTATGTGAAAAACCCCGATACGCCGACAAGCTGGCATTTCACAGTCGATGATACGGAAATTTATCAGCATCTTCCGCTCAACGAAAGCGGATGGCATGCCGGAGACGGAAACGGGGACGGCAACCGCAAATCTATCGGTATTGAAATTTGTGAAAACGCCGATGGCAACTTTTCAAAGGCCGTGGCAAACGCCCAATGGCTCATCCGCACATTAATGACGTCGCACGGCATCCCGCTTTCAAATGTCGTTGCGCACAAACATTGGTCAGGAAAGCTTTGTCCGAGAAGACTGTTGGATACATGGGACGAGTTTAAAGCGGGAATCGGTTCTGAGGAAAGACAGACGTATACTGTTCAAAAAGGAGATACGCTGTCGGCCATCGCGCGAAAATTCGGCGTCAGTGTGGCTGATCTTCAGAAATGGAATAACATCGCAGACCCGAATTTGATTAAAGTCGGACAAGTGCTGTTTGTCAGCCCGCCGGTTGAAGCACTGTATCCTCTTCCAGATGAGGTGATTCAGCTGACAGAGCCGTACACGTCCGGTGAAAAAGTATACCAGGTGCAAAACGCGCTCGCCACGCTTTATTTTTATCCTGAAAAAGGAGCTGTCAATAACGGCATTGACGGCATCTACGGACCGAAAACCGCAAATGCCGTGGCCCGATTCCAATCTGTAAACGGACTGCCGTCTGACGGCATCTACGGTCCCGCTGTAAAAGCGAAAATTCTGATGCAGCTTTAAAAAATAAAAGGCTGGGTCCCGATCACATTACGGGATTCAGCCTTTCTTCTTTTTTAATCGGTTCAATAGCCCGAGACTCCTCGCCCGCATCCTCAGAGAATAAGCGGAAAGCCCGAACCGTCCGTAATCCACAAACTTTACGCGCCTTACAATTTTCTTCACATCATCACCTGTCGCATCTCTTTGTTGATTTTATTATATGAAATATAAGGAAAAAAGGAATAAGGACAAGAGCCGTGTCTCCTGTCCTTAGTGTAATCAAGCTTTTTTTTGTTTATACTTGTCAATCAGCCGTTCGTTTTCTTTGAAAATTCTGGCGGTATGAGGGCTGACCTGGTAACTTGCGATACTTGTCATTGAGCGTTTTTTAAACATTTTGAACGGTTTCGCTCTTTGTTCCGGCTGCCCGTTTTGAAATGCCTGCTCCAT